ACGGCGGCTAACTATTGTGTATTAAACCCAGTTAACAAGTCACCAAGCTCTACGGTATCAAACGGCAATTTGCGGCAAACATCTTCAGGCGGTTGGTATAGAGCATACAGCACTATATTTTTTGCAAGCACTGCGGCGTTTTATGCTGAAGCCACAATGACTTCACTTAATTCTGGATCAAACGGGGTGCGTGTTGGTATTGCTAACGCTAACTCTGTTTTTACTTATGTTGGCAGCGACGCAAATAGCTGGTCGTATGACAACCAAGGTGGCAAATATACAAACGGTACGCTATCATCTTACGGCGCAAGTTATGCCCAAGGCGATATTGTCAGTATTTTGTTTAATAACGGCTCGCTAACTTTTTATAAAAATGGCGTATCGCAAGGAGTTGCTTACAGCGGATTAACAGGAACATTCTGTTTTGCTGGCTCGCCATTTGATACGGATACTGTTGATTGGAATTTTGGACAAAGACCTTTCTCTTACAGCTTGCCAAGCGGCGCATTAGCCCTAAATACATACAACTTGCCGACAAGCACTATCGTCAAAGGCAATACGGTGATGGATGCGACCTTGTATACGGGTACGGGTGCATCATTGTCTGTGACCAATACGGCTGCGTTTAAGCCTGACCTTGTGTGGGTTAAATCCCGCTCGGCAGCTACAACAAACAAATTGACGGATTCTGTGCGTGGGGTAACAAAAGGTTTAAGTTCAAATTCTACAGATGCAGAATCAACTGACACCCAAGGATTGACGGCGTTTGGTAGCGCAGGTTTTACCGTTGGCACAAACACCGATTACAACAACTTGGCAGCAACTTACGTTGCTTGGCAATGGCAAGCAGGACAAGGCACAAACACAACCAACACCAACGGCACAATTACATCGACTGTGAGCGTTAATGCTAGTGCTGGGTTTAGTGTAGTGACGTATACGGGTACGGGTGCTAATGCGACTGTTGGGCATGGGTTGGGTGTTGCTCCTAGTTTGGTGATTGTTAAACAACGCAATGACAGCGGAACAAACTGGCTTTCTTATCACGCATCGCTTGGGGCAACACAAGGCATAAGTTTAGATTCAACTTCTGCTTCAAATACAAGCTCAACTTATTGGAACAATACCGCCCCGACATCTTCTGTTTTTAGTATTGGAACAACCACAAACGTAAACCGGTCAACCGGCACTTATGTCGCATACTGCTGGACACCCATAGCTGGGTTTAGCGCATTTGGTAGCTACACTGGTAACTCAAGCACTGACGGGCCGTTTGTATACACAGGTTTTAGACCAAAATATTTATTAATAAGAAGAACAGACGCAGCAGCAAGTTGGCTTGTGTTTGATTCAGCACGAGACACATATAATGCGGTCACAAAATTGTTAAGACCTAACCTTGCTGACGCTGAAGCAACAGGCGCAGACGTAGCACTTGATTTTTTGTCTAATGGATTTAAGCTAAGACAAACATCAAACAATATTAACGCTGGAACGATAATTTACGCTGCCTACGCTTCCAACCCATTTAAAAACAGCCTAGCCTTCTGAGGAATATCATGTTTGCAATTATTTCCAACGGCTTAATTGCCCTCCTAGTCCCCGCTGGCACAGCCTTTGAGTGGGATGGTATTCAGTACCCTGCCAATTGGTGCAACCTGTCCAGCCCCGAAGAAAAAGCAGCTATCGGCATGGTCGATGTGGTCTACGGCGCACAGCCTTCAGATGTCTATTACTGGATATCACAAGACGCTCCTGTGTACGCAGACGGTGTAGTAACAATTAACTACACAGCTACACCTAAAGACCTGTTCATGCTGCAAAACAACGCCGTGACAGCAATGCAACAGACTGCGTACACAATCTTGCAACCAAGCGATTGGCGTGTGGTCAAGGGCTACGAAACAAAGTCACTTATCCCACCGGATTGGGATACATGGCGGCAGACCATCCGCTCGCAATGCGATGCACAAATTCAAGCCATTACAGCTTGCACAACTGTTGACGAACTAGCAGCTCTGCCTCCAGTTGATTGGGCGCATGATCCCAATTGGATACCTCCTGCTGAAGCCTCCGGAGTTTAAACATGGCTTATTTTGCACAAGTATTAACAATCGTAGATAACAAAGGCATCGTTGCTGAAGTTATTTCTGCTGACCAAGCGTTTATTGACTCTGGCGCAGTAGGTGACCCCTCGCAATGGTGGCAAACGTCTTACAACACGCATGGTGGCATTCATTACGGGCCAGACGGTAAGCCTGACGGTGGCGTAGCGCTACGAGCAAACTATGCAGGCGTAGGTTTTACGCTAGACACATCCGTTGTTACAGACGGTGTTGTAGGCGTGTTTTATGCTCCTCAGCCGTTCCCATCGTGGATAATTAGCGCTCCGACATGGGAATGGCAAGCTCCAGTACCGTATCCGTCGAGTGGTGGCCCATACATCTGGGACGAAGCAACACAGTCTTGGATTCCTGCAAATCCCTAAAGGATTGAAATGGCAGCAGCTTTTCAAATAAATGCGTTTCAGCCCAATGCGTTCCAGACACTTGTTGTCACGGGCGTATTAAACGCAACGGATGAAAACGATTCAGGGTCGTTTACAGGCGTTGTTGGCGGTGTTGTCCCCGTTATTGAAATTGATATGCACGATGGCGATAAGAAGCGCAAAGAACAACGAGAAAAAGAAGCAGCAAAAGCAAAAAAACGCAGAGAGGAAGTCGTTGCGCTATTTGAGCATTTGGTTGAGGGTAAACCCCTAATAGCTGAAGAAATCGCCGCACCCTTCATTAAGGAAGCTACAATAAGCGAACTAAAGTCGATAGATTTTATCAATACTATTGATTTTGATGCGTTGATGGCTGACTTAGCAAGAGTTCAGCAAATCTATGACGCTTATATTGAAATGGACGATGAGGAGGTTCTTGCTCTGCTATGAGAAAGACTTACGTTTATGTGGATGGCAAGTTGGTTGAGAAAGGTTCAGACGAACACTTGGACAAGTTGTACGGCCCTTTTGTTATGCCTGACATTCAGCCATATAAGTCAATGATTGATGGCTCAATGATTACAAGCCGCTCAAGACACCGTGAACACCTACAAGCACATGGCTGCATTGAGGTGGGCAACGAGAAAATGGAAACCAAATATACAACTCCGTCTAATGAAAGCAGACGAGATGTATTGCGCCAACAGCTTGGCAACATGACGCATAAAGAAGCACAGCGAATTTTGACTGATATACGCAGAAAATTTACTTGAGGGAGTATTTATGAGCGACGAACAGCTAGACCGGAAAGAACTATTGATGCAGCAATTTGAAGCTGCGGAAGATGCACAGCCTGTAGTGGAAATTGAACCTGCTGCGCCTGTTTCGGCTGAACCTGCGCCAGAACCGCCAGTTTGGGAGCGTCCACCTGCATCGTGGAAGAAAGACTTTCACGAAGTCTGGCAAACGGCTGACCCAAAGCTCAAAGAATATGCTTGGCAGCGTGAAGAAGAAATGAAACGTGGCGTTGAACCGCTGCTTTCAAAGGCTCAATTTGCAGATCAGATTCAACAAGCAATTGAACCGTACCAAAATAACTTAAAGTCGCTTGGGATTGAACCACCTCAAGCGATTAAAGCGTTGATGAACGCAGATAACGTCTTGCGTAACGGAACAGCGCAGCAGAAAGCACAGATGTTTGCTAGTCTTTCTCAGCAATATGGTGTAAATTTAGGGGAAATCGGCAATCTGCAACAACAGCCTGTCGATCCTACTGTGTCAGCACTTCAAAACGAGCTTTATAGCGTTAAAAATGAAGTAATGACATGGAAACAGCAGCAAGAAGCAGCACAAAACCAAGCTCTTTTAGGCGAAATTGATACTTTTGCACAAAAAGCTGAGTTTTTTGAGGATGCCCGTCCAACAATGATCCAGCTCCTGAATTCAGGAATGGCGCAGAACTTGGAAGACGCATACAACAAAGCATTACGCCTAGACGAAGCTCTGTCTAGCAAGCTACAGCAAAGCCAACAAGCCCAAGCTGAAGCTGCAAAACGAGAATCGGCTAACAAAGCAGCGAAAGCTGCTCGGGCGGCAGCGGTCAGCGTACGAAGCTCTACACCCGGAGTGAACACGGCTACCAAAGCGCAAGATAGACGTTCATTGTTGGCTGAACAAATAGAAAGCCTCAATGGGCGCTTTTGATAACCTAATCGGAGATTACTATGGCATTTGCCAATAGCTCGATCAGCGACATCATTGCGACTAACATTCAGAGCCGTAGTGGTGAGCTTGCTGACAACGTAACAAACAACAACGCTTTGCTGCGCCGCCTCAAAGAACGTGGCAACGTAAAGACATTCTCTGGTGGTAACGTAATTTTGCAAGAAATTATGTACACCGACAGCGCAACCGACAACACGAATTCGTACTCTGGCTACGAAGTGCTGAACGTGTCGCAGAACTCGCCAATTTCGGCAGCTCAGTTCTCGATTACTCAGTACGCAGCAGCCGTGTCGATTTCTGGTCTGGAAATGATCCAGAACAGCGGCAAAGAAGCAATCATCGACTTGCTCGATGGTCGTATGCAAGTTGCTGAAGCTCAGTTGGCTAACCGTATCTCGCAGGATATTTATCTTGACGGTACTGGTAACAGCGGCAAGAACATTACTGGTCTGGGCGCAGCCGTTCCTGATGCACCTTCGTCTGGTACATACGGTGGCATTAACCGTGCTACTTGGTCGTTCTGGCGCTCTGTTGCTTACTCTGGTGCTACTGATGGCGGCGCAGCAGTTTCAGCTTCCAACATCCAGAAATACATGGACTCGGTTGCTGTTCAGTTGATTCGTGGAACAGATAAGCCTGACCTTATCGTTTGCGACAACAACTACTACAGCCTGTACCTCCAGTCGCTGCAAGCAATTCAGCGTATTACTGATGGTGGCAACTCTGGCGTTGGTGCTGGTTTTGCAAGCCTGAAGTACTACGGCGCTGGTATGGCTTCTGACGTTGTGCTTGACGGTGGTATCGGTAACGATGCAACTGCTAACCACATGTGGTTCTTGAACACCAAGTACATGATGTTCCGTCCACACGTTGATCGCAACTTCGTGCCAATCGGCGGCGAGCGCCAAGCTGTTAACCAAGACGCAATCGTGAAGCTAATCGGCTGGGCCGGGAACCTCACATCGTCTGGCCCACAGTTTAACGGCGTGTTGATTGCTTAATTAACATAAAAGGAAACTATCATGGCTTATTCAGTCTCGCCAGTCATCGGTGCTACCCTAACTAGCACCGTTACCACCAACACCAACAGCGCAGGTACGGCTGTCCCCACGAGCGGCCCTCTCGGTCTGCAAGTGTTTGGTTCGGATGGTCGTTTGTACGTTCTAGCTAAAGCTGGAGCAACAATTGCTGCATCTGATGCAGATTGCTCAGTTGATGCTTCAACCTTTGTAGCTACTGCTTCTGGTGGTTCGTACACCAGCCCAGCAGTTGCTCTGGCATCAGGCGATTACGCTTGGTTCAGCAAAGCATCGGTGTAAAGTAGTCGGGGGGTTGGGCAACCTTCCCCCCTTTTTAAATCTAACGGGAGAGGATTTTGGGACTAGATAGCGATATTCGTAATGCAGACTCGCAATTATTTGTTGAGTTTTATACGTTTGAACACCCTAGTACGGATGTAAAAAAACCGTATCAAGGCGTTCCTTTTGTTAGAATTGTAGTGCCGGGTGATAAGACGAACGTAGTCGAGCAACCTGTTCGTGAAAGTCATAAACTGAGGTTTCCTCGTCAATGGCTACACTTTCAGATGCAGAACAACGATGCACACATGATTGGCACTCCGTTGAAAGATTGGCATTTGGCTCGTCCGGGCGAAATCAATCAAATGCAGTTGGAAGAATTGAGTATTTTGAAGTTTCAGACTGTTGAGCAAGTAGCTACTGCTTCAGATATGCAACTTCAGAAAGTCGGTATGGGCGCAGCAGGTTTGCGTGATAAAGCTCGAAGTTTCTTGTTGAACAAAAATCAGTCTGAAAGCCAAGTTGAAATTGAAAGCACAAAAAAAGAGTTAGCTGAATTGAAAGAGCAACTCGCTGCTTTGATGGCTGACAAGAAGGCTGGTAGACCGAAGAAAGAGGAATAAATGTCCACAATGCTGCAATTAGTCACGCAAGTGACAAACGAGCTAGGCGTATCAACTCCAGCTTCTGTAGCGGGTAACACAAATCAGGACGTTATCCAAATCCTAGCTTTGATGAACGCATCAGGCTATGAGCTACTAAAGAAAGGCGATTGGCGCAGACTTTCAAAGCAGCATTTGTTCACAACCTCATTCACTAATACAACTGGTGATGTTGCTCTTAATACCTACACAATCACGAACATCCCAAGCACCGCTGGATTTGATACAACTTATCAAGTAACAGGAAACGGGCTTGGGAACGCTACATACATCGTTAGCGTTGATTCACCTACGCAAGTCACAGTCAATCAACCGTCAACAGGCAACTTTGTCGGTACTGATTTGTGTTTTATGAAAGTGAAGTATCCGCTTCCCGTTGATTATGATGCGACAATTCCTCGTACACATTGGGATAAGTCAAAGCATTGGGAGATGTTAGGGCCAACGGACGCACAGCAATGGGAATGGTTGCTTTCGGGGTATATCTCGACTGGCCCTCGCATTCGGTGGCGCTTGTTGGGAAACACGTTTCAGATATGGCCCGGTGTCTCAACCAATGAGTTATTAGGCTACGAATACCGTTCGCAAGCATGGGCTGAAGCGGCAGACGGCACACCAAAGAACTCGTTTACAGCCGATTCTGACACTTGCATCTATCCTGATCGCCTGATGGTGTTGTCTACAAAACTGAAGTATTTTGAAGCAAAAGGCTTTGATACGACAGCTATGTTCCGCAATTACATGACGGAATTAGAGACAGTGTTGGCTCAGGATATGAGCGCTGCGAACCTTTCGTTTGCGCCAAGACCCGGCACAGTGCTGATTGGCTACGACAACATTCCTGACACCGGATACGGCCCGAACTAACATGGCAACACGCAGAGGCATCAATCAGCTAGTTCAACACAACGCAGCTCGTGTTGCTTCGCTTCCTGCGCCTATTGGTGGTTGGAATGCTCGTGACTCAATTGCAAACATGGACGTGCTTGATGCTGTCCAGTTGACCAATTTGTTCCCGTCTGTAAACAACGTGGTTTTAAGACCCGGTTACAACAAACACGCCACAGGCATGACAGGACAAATTGAAACCTTAATGGGTTATTCGTCTGGCAGCGTAAATGAGTTATTTGCTGCTGTGGGAGACGAAATTTACAACGTCACGTCTGCTGGTGCTGTTGGCGCTCCTGATTTGTTTGGGTTATCTAACGCTAAATGGGAATATGTCAACGTCACAACCCCTGCTGGTGGGTATTTATACGCTGTAAATGGTGTTGATGACCCTATTATTTATAACGGCACAACTTGGACAAACCCGACAATTACTGGCGTTGACCAAACAGACTTAAATAACATTACGACATTTAAGAATCAAGTTTGGTTTACTGAAAACGACACGTTAAAAGCGTGGTATTTGCCTACTTTGTCTATTCAAGGTACTGCTGCTTATATTGACATGAGCGCTGTTGCTCAATTAGGCGGCAAGTTAGTAGCTTTAGGTACTTGGACGATTGACGCAGGCTATGGTGTTGACGATAACCTTGTATTTATCACGTCTAACGGCGAAGTAATTGTCTACAGTGGCACAGACCCTAGCGATGCGACAAAATGGGCGCTAGTGGGCGTTTGGCGTGTTGGTAAACCTGTTGGCAAGCGTTGCCTGATTAAGTACGGCGGCGATATTGTAATTTTGACGTATAACGGCGTATACCCGCTTGCAGCAAGTTTGCAAAGTTCACGTTTAGACCCTCGAATTGCGTTATCAGACAAAATTCAAGGCGCTTTTGCTGCTGCAACACAGATTTACGGGGCTAACTTTGGTTGGCAAATTATATTTGACCCAAAACATAATGCTTTGTCTGTAAATGTCCCTGTTTCAGAAGGGAAACAAGAGCAATATGTAATGAATAACATTACGAAAGCGTGGTGCAATTTCACAAATTGGGCAGCTAATTGTTGGGAAATTTTCAACAACGAACCGTATTTTGGCGGCGATGGCTATGTTGCTCACGCATGGGATGATGACTATGCTGATGATGGCAATAACATTGAAACCAACTGCTTACAAGCGTTTAACTATTTTGAGACTCGTGGCGTTAAAAAGTATTTCACACGAGCAAGACCTAGCATATTCACAAACGGTTCGCCTGCAATTTTTGTAGGAATGAACGTCGATTTTGACCTTTCAGATAACACTGCAACGCTGTCTTTTTCGCCTATTTCTCAAAGTCTTTGGGACACAGCGCAATGGGATGTAGACAATTGGGGCACAGACACGATTATCACAAACAATTGGCAAGGCATCACAGGGATTGGATACTGTGGATCGACTGCATTTAAGTCATCTTCACAAGGGATTACGATTTTGTGGGCTTCAACTGACGTTGTGTATCAACTCGGATGGGCTGGAATATAGTCCAAGGCGCTGAAATCGGCGCATGGGTTGCGGATCGAATTGCAGGTGAGTTTTACTCGCAAACAAGTAGCGCTATTGGACTACAGAAAGATAGCGTTACAGTAGCAGGCGTGATTTACGAAAATTGGAATCGAGCATCAATTTTCTGTCATATTGCGATTGAAGGCAGGATGACAAAAGCGTATTTAAAAGCGATTTTTGACTATCCGTTCAATGTTTGCAATGTAAAGAAAATTATTGTTCCAGTGGTATCTAATCACGTTAAAAGTATAAAATTAGTAACAAATATGGGTTTCACAGAAGAAGCTAGAATCGTTGATGGTTCGCAAGACGGTGACATTATATTTTTGACAATGACAAGAGAGAATTGTCGATTTTTAGGGGTTCGTTATGGGTAAGTCGGTTAGTACGCCACCAGTTCCAGATTACATGGCGCTTGCAAAACAGCAAGGGCAAGAAAATTTGAAAGCGGGTGAGGCTAGTTCACGACTGAGCAACCCAAACATGATTACGCCGTTTGGTACGCAAACCATTACTTATGGCGCACCTACGTTTGACGAGTCTGGCTACAACAGAGCAGTGCAAGAATATCAAGCAAGACCTGCAATTGATAGAAGTCAGTTTTATCAAACAGGCGGCGGCTCAGGCGATTCAGGAACTGATTACTCTTATTTTGACCAAGCTGCTTACGACAAAGCCTTAAAAGATAGGGGTGCAGCACCTGAACGCAATGCGTTTATGACAGGGGTAGGAGCGCCAACAGTTACACAAACATTGAATCCAACAGCGCAAAGCACTTTGGAAGCTCAACAACGAGTGCAACAACGACTTGCAGAACTTGGTGAACAAGCAATGGGCAATGTACAGCAAACGCTGTCTACGCAATTTGTGCCAACTTCAACAGAAATCAAAAAAGAATTTGCTGATTACGGTCGGGCAATGAATGAAGTGCCATTGACCACGCAATTAGATATGAGCAATTTAGCTGCCATGCCAATTAACGCAGGAACGACTGCTCAAGATTTGATTTTGCAGCGTTTAGCGCCAACGATTGAATCTGGCGATACGTCTTTTAAACAAGCGTTAGCAAATCAAGGTTTAGCGCCCGGCACAGAAGCGTACAACGCAGCATTTCGTAATCGTGAAATGAGCAAAAACGACTTGTACAACCAAGCGGCGTTGCAAGGCATCAACCTTGATATGGCAGCTCGCCAGCAGGGTGTAAACGAATTGTTAGGAGTTGGTGGATTTCAAAACCAAGCTCAATTACAACGAGCAGGATTGTATAACCAAGCGCTTGGACAAGATTATTCACAAGCAATACAACGTGCACAATTTGGCAACCAAGCGCAACAACAACAGCTTGCACAAGATTTGGCATTGCGTAGTCAGCCTTTGCAAGAGCTTGCTGCAATTATGGGTGGTTCGCAAATTCAACTTCCACAGTTTTCTGGATACACGCCAGTTCAGGTTGGAGCTGCACCAACATTTAACGCAGCGCAAGCTCAATATCAAGGTCAATTAGGTCAAGCGAACGCACAAAATGCAGCTAATTCGCAAATGATGTCAGGCTTGTTTGGCTTAGGTGCGGCAGGACTAATGGCTCCAGCAGGAACATTTGGCTTTTTGAAACCATAACGGAATAATTTAATATGGTCACGAATGTACAAAACCCCATGATGGCTGCGTTATTAGGGCCTGAAGCGGCGCAATCTCAATACCAACTTGCACAAAATCAGCGCTATGCAGATATTATGATGCAACAAGCGTTGATGGATCAGCCGCAAGGTCAGATGGTGTCGGGGCATTATGTGCCAGCAAGCCCTGTGCAAGGTATTGCTCAATTGCTAAAAGCCTATGTTGGTCGCAGCGTTGCAGACAAAATTCCTGCACAACAAGCAGCGGCAGGGCAAGCTCAATTGCAACAAATTCAGAATATGTTTGCACCAACAGGTGGTGCAGGCGGTGGCGGCGCAGGTGGGGTTGGCGTTGGTGCAGGCGGAACAAGTGGTGGTGGTCAATTAAGCAGCTTAGTACCGCCCGGCATGACACCACAACAAGCAGCGTTTTCAATGATGATTTCGCCTGATGCGTTAATAAAAGCATTGGCAGCAAATACTTCGCCAACTCAAACAGCTAAATTGTTGAATGAAGCAGGGATTCCTGCAAATAGCCCATTACGTCAACAATACACAACGCAAGCATTAGAGAAAGATATTAGTCAAATCATTGCACCGGGATCAACATTGCGTGGGCCGGGCGGAACGATGTTAAACGTTCCAAAAGCTGCTGAAGGTCAACAGTTACAGTTTAGCCCTACAGGTGTTGCATCTGCTTTTGCTGTTCCAAACGCAGCAGAAATTACTGCTCAGCAAATGGAATTGGAATCAAGGGCAAAAGCAAGAGGCGAAGCTGGTTACAGACTGCAAGAAACAGCAACAGGCCCAAATCAAGTGCCTGTTTATCAAACTGTTGAGCAAATTGCTAATGCAGCAACTGGTGGCGCTCCATTGCTTGCTAAACCCGACGTGAAGACGGAAAACGCCAAAGACATTTTGACGCTTACGGATGAAGCCAATAAATTTCTTGGCACAGCTTCTTCTGGTCGGTTGCAAAATATTATTACAGGCGCTTTGGAAGTTCCGGGCATTAGTACAAAAGCTTCTCAATCCGATGCACAGCTTAGAGCAATTGCTGGTCAATTGATTTCTAAAATGCCTCGTATGGAAGGCCCACAATCTAACATTGACGTTGAGATGTATCGTCAAGCGGCTGGTGACATTGCTAACCCAAATATTCCTGCGGATACCCGCAAAGCTGCAATTGTCACAATTAGAACTTTAAATGAAAAGTACGCAAACCCAACTCAAGCTCAAGGTCAAAACGCACCAACTCAAATGATGCCAACACCTGAGCAAGCAATGGAAATTCTCAGACAGAGAGGACGGAAATTCTGATGGATGGCGTTCAACAAGTTAATCCTGCTGTAAGCAACCTTTTACCTGTATTAGATAATCCTAATGTCCGTAACTTTTTGGACATGATTTCTGCGGCAGAAGGAACTACTAAACACGGCTATAACACGTTGTTTGGTGGCGGCAAGATGGAATCGTTGACAGATCATCCTCGTATTTTGTTTGATTTTACTGAGACTACTGGCAGACCCAACAAGACAACGGCAGCAGGGCGTTATCAATTCTTGTCAAACACTTGGGATGAACAAGCAAAGAAGCTAGGATTGCCTGATTTTGGTGAGCGTAGTCAAGATTTGGCTGCTGTGAACTTGTTGCAAGAGCGTGGGATTCTTCCTGACGTATTGCAAGGCAATTGGGAATCTGCGGTAAAGAAGTCAGGCCCAATCTGGGCAAGTTTGCCATCAGCTAATTACCCACAACCTCGTCAATCAAATGAGTTTGTTATGCAACAATTAAATAATCCAAGGCAAACATTGGCTTCTGCACCGCCTACTTCTGACGCAAACCCGCCTGCAATGTCACGACAGCCTGACTTTTCGCAAATGTCTGATGAGCAGTTGATGGCTATTGCACGTCAACAAACACCGAAAGCGCCTGATTATTCAAGTCTAAGCGACGAGCAATTAATGCAAATTGCTGGCGTAAAGCCAAAAATGACAGGAATGCAGGTTGCAGGCGAAGCAATTACCAATTTCCCGTCAAGCGCTGTTAAGTATGGCAAAGAGCTATACGAAGCCGTTACGAATCCTGTTGAAACAGTTAAAAACATTGGTATGGTTGCAGCAGGTGGGTTGAAAAACATCACGCCTGAAGTGGTGCAAAAGTTTATTACCTCAATTGCTAAAGAACCCGGTCAAATTGACCAAGCCGTTCAAATGGCAAATGCTGTAGGCGGTGAATACGCTAAAAAATACGGCACTTTGGAAGGTTTTAAGCAAGCAGTAGCAACTGACCCTGTTAGCGTAATTGGCGATTTGTCGCTGTTGGCAACTGGCGGCGGCTCTGTGGCTGCAAAAGTGCCCGGTCTTGCTCAAGCAGGACGAATGACAGCACAAGTTGGTCGCACCATTGACCCATTTAATGTGGTTACTAAAGCGGTTACAAAACCAGCTCAATTAGCAGGATTGCTTGCGTCTGAAGGCGCAGGGTTTACAACTGGAGCAGGTGGCGGCGCAATCCGTGAAGCAGCTAAATCAGGGTTTGTAGGCGGCGATAATGCAACGGCGTTTCTTGAACAATTAAGAACCAATGCGCCTGTTGAGAACGTAGTAAATACTGCTAAATCTGCTGTTGCTGAAATGCGAGATCAAAGAGCTAACGCTTATCGGTCTGGCATGGTTGACATTAAAAACGATAAAAGCATTCTCAGTTTTGACAAAATTGATGACATATTAGCTAACAAGCAAGAAGTTGGTATGTACAAAGGTCAAGTCATTCAACCTAGTACGGTTGAGACTTGGCAGGAAATCAATCAAGTTGTTCAAAACTGGAAGCGCCTTGATCCAGCTGAGTTTCACACCCCAGAAGGGTTGGATCGACTAAAAATGCGTATTGGTGACATTCGTGACAATGCGCCATTTGGCACACCTGCACGAAATGTTGCAGACGCAGCGTATAACGCCATTAAAAATGAGATCAATTCTCAAGCGCCGGGTTATGCAAAAGTAATGAAAGATTACGAGCTTGCAAGCAACACGCTGAAAGACATTGAAAGCTCGCTATCGTTAGGCAAAAAAGCAAACATTGATACGTCAGTCAGAAAACTGCAATCAATTATGCGAAACAACGCCAATACGAATTATGGTCGCAGGCTAGAACAAGCTCAAATGCTAGAAGGCGCAGGTGCTGAGACACTAATGCCACAATTGGCAGGTCAAGCACTAAGCTCATGGACTCCTAGAAGTTTGCAAGGTATTGGTTCTGCTATTACGGCGGCAGGTTCTGCGGTCACGAACCCTGCTTACCTTGCAAGTTTGCCATTGACTATGCCCCGTGTTGTTGGAGAAACTGCATACTACGCAGGCAAAGCTGCTGGTGCGCCACAACGACTTGCTGAAGCGTTAAAACGGACAAGCGCAGGCGGCAAAACAAGCGAATTAACATCACAAATGCTAGAGACTTTAAAATCTCGTGGCGGCGCTGCGTTAGACCCCTACACATTGCGTATGCTTGCAACTAAACTAGGTCAACAACAGACTGAAGAACAGAGGTAATTATGTCTTACAACGGAAATGGCGTATTTAACATCAACACAGCAGGTCAGCCTGTTGTTGCTGGCACTGTTATCAGTTCTACAGCGTTTAATGCGCTGACTGCTGACTTAGCTGGTGGTCTTTCTACAGCTATTACGAAAGACGGGCAAACAACGCCAACGGCAAACATTCCGCTAGGTGGTTTTAAACTTACCAATTTAGGCGCTGGAACACTGTCAAATGATGCTGTAAGGGTTTCTCAACTTCAGGCTGGCAATACCAACTTATTAAGCGTTTCTGGCTCTGACACAATTATTGCAAGTTCTAACCCAGCGTTAACGACATACACAGCGGGTAACGCCTTTAATTTTGTAGTTGCGACAACAAACACTAGCGCTGTAACGATCAATATTGACGGGCTAGGCGCTAAAGCTATTACTAAATCAGGCACAACAGCATTGTCTGCTGGCGATTTGGTTGCAGGAACAATGATTTACATTGTTTACGATGGCACTCGTTTCCAACAGGTTTATAGCAACGTATTTGACAATATCAACGTCAGCGGGGCTGCAACAGTTACTGGTAGTTTATTGGTTGTTGGTGCAGCGACATTTAACGCAATCAAAGAAACAACAACTGTTTCTGCAACAGCATCTACTGGAACGATCAATTTTGATTGTTTGACTCAGCCTATTTTGTATTACACAAGTAACGCAACAGGCAATTGGACGCTAAATTTTCGTTCAACATCGTCTGCAACATTAAATTCGTTAATGTCGATTGGGCAGACAATTTCTGTTACTTTCATGGCTACGCAAGGCGCAACGGCTTATTACAACAGCGCAGTCACTATTGACGGTTCTGCTGTTACTCCAAAATGGCAAAGCATTGCACCTAGTTTTGGCAACGCTAACTCTGTTGACGTATATACATACGCAATATTAAAAACAGCAGACGCTACATTTACAGTATTTGCTTCTCAGACTAAGTTTGTATAGGACTGAAAATGCCACGTTTAGCTAGAATTGGAGCGGCAGCAACGGGAGCTTTTGGTTTTGGCAACAGCTCTGATTACATTGCAAGTTATTTAATAGTTGCAGGTGGTGGTGGTGGGGGCGGCAACTCTATTGGCGGGGGAAATTTGTGCGGGGGCGGCGGCGGTGGCGGAGGTGGGTATTTACCAAACACCGCATCTTTTCAAGTTGGCAAAACGTACACCATTGTTGTTGGTGCTGGTGGAGCTGGCAATACAAACCCCGGCTACAACGGTTCAAACTCGTCAATTTCAACAGTTGCTACAGCTACGGGCGGCGGCGGTGGCGGCGGCTATGCTGATCCAAGCGTAGGATATGGAAGAAATGGTGGGTCAGGCGGAGGAGGCGGTCTTAGCGCAGCAGGGGGCTCAGGAACGTCAGGGCAAGGCAATAACGGCGGTAGCGGCTCTGTATACGGCGGCGGCGGTGGCGGCGGGGCAGGTGGAGCAGGTACAAGCAACAACTCAGCGTTTGGGCAATACCCAGATGGCGGCAATGGATTAGCGTCTACGATTACAGGCTCGTCTGTCTACAGGGCTGGTGGTGGGGCTGGAGTTTGCGGAGGCACAAGCGGCTTGGGTGGTGGCGGCACAATTAACACTGGAGGCGGCGGGGTTGGCGCATCAGGTGACGTTGGCGCACAAGGCTCATCAGGTGGCTCAGGAATTGTGATTATTTCTTACCCCGGTTCGCAACGAGCAACTGGAGGAACAGTCACCTCAAGCGGTGGTTATACAATTCACACGTTTACGACTTCAGGTTCGTATATTGCATGAAAATTGCATCACTTTGGTTTGGTGCAATAGTATTATTCCCGATGTTTGTAATTGTGATGACGTGTCTAATTCCTTGGGTTTTTGTAGCATGGATAATCAGCAAATCTTCAACATAATTGTGAGCGTTGCAGCTTTCTTAGCTGTGTACGTTTTTAACAATATGACTAGGCAAATTCAAAAACTTGAAGACAAAGTAAATGATTTGCCACATACCTACGTTCAAAAAGACGATTATCGTGCTGATATTGCAGAGATAAAGTCTATTCTCAAACAGATATTTGAGAAACTCGATAGCAAGGCAGACAAGTGAAAGAGGCTCGTGAAAATGTAATGTCAGTGCTGACATACATAGATAGCCCGTTTAAGCTCTTAGTGGTCGTTTTGCTCGCTTTGATGGGCTTCTTTGGTTACTTTGCATACCAAAATCAAGGTTTGTTCCTAAGCGTCTACATGAAGTCGCAGGAATTGCCAAAACTCAACGAAAACCAGTTTGATGACGCTGCTGTGCTGCTTTTTAAAGAGACACGAGCTGATTTCGTAGTCATATTTTCTGTCAATCCAATCGTCAACAAGCGTGTAGTCCAAAGAGCTTACGCTAAAGACGGTACTCGTGAAAAACGCTTTGAGGGCGTGGATGTTGGGTTGTTTACTGCAAACCAAGCTAACAACAGTGACGTTGTAAAGCTAATGTCTAGCGAAATCCCGTGTGGTGAATACACACGAGCGCAATCTGAGATTGGACTTTGGTATCTCAATCAAGGCGTGACGTACACTTGCCGTATATCTGTGCCGCCTGAGATCAACCAGTTTATCGGTCAAATTACGGTTGGCTGGAAAGAAAAACCAGACACAGCTCATGCACACGATATGTTGTTAATTGCAGCAACCAAACTTGTAAAGGACAGACGATGATACCTATTTTGGACATTCTGAACATTGGCGGCAAGATTATTGACAAGATATTTCCTGACGCTAACGCTGCGGAAGCTGCAAAACTTAAACTTTTAGAGCTACAACAGTCTGGCGAACTTGCTAAGATGCAAGCAGATATGCAAGAGCAAGGCGAGCTTACCAAGCGTCAAGAAAACGACATGAAGTCAGACTCTTGGCTGTCTAAAAATATACGCCCTATGACGCTTATAGCGATTCTGGCAGGATATTTTACGTTTGCCATGATGAGCGCATTTGATATGGAAACAAACAAAGCATACGTTGAACTGTTAGGTCAATGGGGGATGTTAATTATGTCCTTTTACTTTGGTGGTAGGACGTTGGAAAAGATTATTGACATGAAAACTAAAGAAAAAACTATTGAAGCGGAGATTAAAAATGCAAAGTAACTGGGACAACGCTTTTAAGATGATGCTTGCTTCAGAGGGTGGGTATGTTAATCACCCGTCTGACCCCGGCGGCATGACCAATCTTGGCGTGACTAAGCGTGTCTGGGAGGAATGGGTTGGGCGTGAATCGAATGAGAAAGAGATGCGTTCGTTGACCCCTGAGATGGTTGAGCCGCTCTATAAGCGCAAGTTTTGGGATGCTTGTAAGTGCGATGAGCTGCCCAGCGGGATTGACTACTTGGTGTTTGATTTCGCTGTGAACGCAGGCTGTGGACGCAGCGCAAAGATTCTACAAACTGCTGTAGGCGTAACGCCTGACGGTGGGATAGGGCCAATCACCCTAGCCGCTGTAAAAGCTCTTGATGGTGACGAGTTAATTGAGAAATTTAGCCAAGCAAAAGAAGACTTTTACCGCAGCTTAAATACGTTTGATACGTTTGGTAAAGGTTGGCTAAACCGTGTTGCTGCGGTAAAAGTTAAAGCTACATCTTTGCTTGCTTAGAAACAGTTTGTGGTGCAGTTGTTGCCATAACAGCAAGTTGTACAAGTCACCATACGTCCACCTGAAAACGTGGTGTTGGTGACACAAGCTGCGTATGCTGCGCTTGCTGATAAAGCTAAAACTGCGGCGATGATGTACTTTTTCATTTTGATTCCTTTAATGTGCTTGGTGGGACAAAGCCAAAACGCTTAAAAGTTTCAGCAATGTTAGTGGATGCTGCTGGGATATATTTCCATTTAGGATTGTCAATCAACGGGCATGGCAACTTAGGTTGCTCTGTCAGTTCGTAGCTCATTTTTTCTCCTTTACCAAATAGTAACGGGCAAAACGCACTTCGCCATCGTCTACCATCCAAGTCACAATGTTGTGACCTCGTTTCTTTAGCTTAAAAATCACATCAGCAAGCCTAGTGACACGATACTTTGTAATTGCTTCCCAAGACGTAATGGGTTTTTTTTGCAGGTGCATTAGAACTTGATTTGATTTGCTCATTTTAGTATCCAGTTAAGTAATGGTAAAAAGCCAAATACAGCAAACAACACGATTGCGCCAAGCACATACCCCTCAAGCGGAATACGTTGGTCATTAGGTTTGTATGTAAGATGTTTCATAGCCACCCCTCAATTTCAGCTTCAAGTTCGTCAATCAATTCTGCATACTTTGGGTCTTTACGATTACGCACAAGAATCATCACAATGTTGTGGAGTGCGTCACCAGACTGAATGCGCTTGTACCAATCTAGCCAAGTCAAGCCATCGTCATCAATGCCACGATGTTGAATCACGTTCATAACGTCATTGGCGCTTTGCACACCTACGTCAAATTGCTCGTCGTTGTATTCACTCATTTATGCACCTGTATGAAATGGGGCTTGCGCCCCATTGTTTAATCAATGTAAGCGTCCTGCTTGCTTACTGTTTTGCCAATATTAAATTGTTGTTGCGCTTCATCTGCGTAATGCCCCCATTTTTGACAAAACGCTAACAATTTTTTTCTTAACGCAAGAGGATGCCAATATTCACTTTCTGCGTGCAAATCAAGTTCATGTAAACATAAAAAACAAAGATCAGAAATTTCTGTATGTTGCTCTGGTTCAAAATAAGTAACGTGTTGAACTTTAGAAAAGTCTTTTAAAGCGTCTTGATATGATTTCATGTTTATGCACCTGTATTTAGTTGTATGGCGTTGTTGCCATAACTACATATTAAGCTAACTTAACAAGTTGTGCAAGTCTTTTTACTAGGTGTTTACCCTAAGTGTTGTATTTTTGTTGGGGTGCGGGTACTAGCCGGAACTAGGAGGGAGGGGACACCAGCGTTCCCCGCCTCTTGATTATATGTTGTTCTTCTTCTTGTAGTAAGCGAGAAGATACTGAAAACACTCCCAAGCATCAGCCAAATCTTGCTCTGAATGCTCAATCAGCCGTACATCACCAGATTCTGTAAAGTAAATATTGGCGCATCGTGCTGTGGTTAGCCCTAATCCTTGTCTATAAGCCGCCAGTTGCATTATTTGCTCGTGGTAAGGGGTAACTTTGCTCAAGTCCCCTTCTTTGCTCTTAAAGTCCACCACGATGTTGGCTGAAATCAAGTCAACTTTGCCACCGTAGCCATTAGACGCAAATGAGCGCTCTGCTTCCCAGATGTGGTTAGCGCCAAAATGTGATTCAAGCGCAGTGTTGACGTTATGCACAAAGTCTGGAAATACGAGGTTTTTGCCTTGGTAGTATTCCTCAAGCACACCATGCAATCGAGTTCCTCTGTCTGCTGCTTCACGCCCAGTGCTTTTGGCATCCGACATGACACGCTGCAACCAGTTTTCCTCTGATTCGCCTTCAGCTCTTGGCAATGTCAGCGCAGCAAGCAAGACTTGTTGTTGTAGCCAGTTGTTGAGACCGGGCTTTGCAAGCAATCCCGTAATCGTTGTTACTGACGGGACTAGCCCACGTTCACGAGCGTCTGTCAGGCGTGTATTGCGCTCAACACCGTTTTTACCAATGATGCGATACGCTGGCTCACCCGTCTGGGTGTACCAATGACCGGATTCTGAATCTGCTGTTTTGATAATCATGCTTCTCTCGCTTTCATAAACTCGTCAGCAATCTCAAACGCTCGTGTTGCAGCAGCTTTTGCCCATGTTTGATCGTCAATGGGAAGTTGCCAGTCACCAGCGCACATACCTGCAATGACGTGTGCTGCAACGTAATCTCGCAGCATCATGCCATGCGCCATATTGTCTGTCTCTAACCATGTTGGGAAAGCGGGTTGGCTAATTTTCATTTGTTCACCTGTTTGGCTAATGTTTTAAGCATTTCAATGGCATCTTGTAGGTCTTGCATGGCACGAGGGTCTAGCACCATTCCCTCGTACCATTGCTGAAGCCGCCAAGATATTAGGATTGCTTCTTCAGTCTTGTTCATACTAAAAAGGGACATCTGAATCTAAGTCAGCAATATTGCCTTCTTTAATCTGGCGATATGCGTCAGGTTTCTTTGGTGCTGGTGATTCTTCAGATTTACCGCCTAGCATTTGCATATGGTCAGCAACGACTTCTGTAGAGAATTGTTCTACTCCGTCTTTGTTTTGCCATTTGCGTGTAGTCATGCGCCCAGCGATGTAAATCTGCGAACCTTTGCGAAGATACTCACCACAAACGCCAGCAAGTTTGCCAAAAGCTGTGATGCGAATCCATTCTACAGATTCCTTTTCTTTTGACTTCCAACCACAAGCGATTGAAAAGTTTGTAATTGCTTCACCAGAAGCTGAGTAGCGCACTTCAGGGTCACGCCCTAATCTTCCAATAAACTCACAGCGGTTTAGGTCGTTTGCCATTATTTTGTTCCTTTTGCAGCTAGTTGAACTTTGATACCGTCATACATCATTTTGAGCACTTCTTTCTGCGAATCAGGCGCAGATTTGTACCATTTTGCAAAACACGCTTTTAAAGCCTCTAAATTAGGCTGTGCAGACATTTCGTCTACTGCGTAGTCCATATCTATCGTCACGGCTACTGGCGGCTTAGGCGGCGATTTAACGGCTGCTTCACCGTCATCGTCAGCCGAGGCAATGCCAAGCGCAGATTGCAAGCTATAGCGTTTTGCATACGAAAGCGCTGAACCAAAGCCTTGTGCGTCTTGTTTGCTTGCAGGGATAAATAAAACACCGCAACCAAATTGTTCGCCAGATTCGTGAATTAAAACCGTTTCAACAGCAACACCACCTTCAGAATCGTGCATCCTTTGCACAAACGCAAGGCCGTTGCTAGATAACGCAGGTCGAACAGCGTCAATGACTGATGCCAAACTAGAGTATGCAGATTTAAAGTGGGGATTTTTACTATCTTTCGCTGCGTGGTTCATAGCAGCTTGAGCTTTGACTAATGCTTTTGCTAGTTCATTCATTTTTGCACCTATATGTTGTCCTGACGGGTATGTCAGTAGGTAGATATTAAGCTATCTAAACAGATTGTGCAAGTATGAAAAAAGTAGGCTAAAAAAATAAACTTTCTGCACCCTTGATTTGTTGGGTTAAGATAGCTACATGGACAACGGTAAAATCATCTCGATTCTAGGGGGCACAACTAAGGTTGCAAAGTTGTGTGGGGTCAGTGTTCCTGCTGTTAGCCAGTGGAAAAATAACGGTATACCGCCAGACAAGCTGATTTTTATGGCTGCTGAACTTGAGCGACTGTCTCAAGGCGTGATACACCGAAAAGATATTTTTCCTGAAAGCTGGAAAACAATTTGGCCTGAGTTGCATTGAGACAAAAAATAGTACATAATTAAGTCATATTGTCGGACTGGACACCCGACGAGAAAGACCGCTTTAGAATGTGCCTCGCCCCGAAAGGGGGTCAAACCTATATGGTTTGGTGTCCAACGGGGTACAGCCTAAAGCGGTTTTTTTATTGTCTCGTACTCCATACGATAACAATGCACCTACATGGGTGGCGTGGAATAGAACATAGGCTTCACTACACCCGTGAGCAAGCCTCGCTGACTTAAATGGGTACAGCACAAGACTAGAGGACATGGTGGGACAAGACTCTAGCTCGATTGAACATTCACTCTGTGTAGCTCTGGTATCTATTTGTGCTTAATCAAATATATGTGCATAACTTCTGTAATAGATATGGGATAGGTCGGTACAGCGTAGGGAACTACACGCTTACCACCCTTGGGGAAGTTATGTCTCAAGAATCTATACAAATAACACTGTAAAAATACAACATCAAAACGACTTGCTAAAACATAAAACAAGTATTAAGCTATCTTAACTGCATAGGAATCAACATGAAGAAAAAGCAACCAGAAAAGATAGACAGATTTGCAAAGTTATACACAGGTTTCAAGTTGATGCCGAGACCGGGCAGTATGGACTTTATGAAGTACCCAACACGGATTAGTAACTCACTTTTTTACATGGATAGTTATGGCACTGACAAACACTCAACAACGGATTCTGACAGCGATAAAAGAAAACGACTGGATAAGTGCAAAGGAGATAGCTAAGGTGACTGGCATTCAGCCAAATCACATTCGCACAGCGATGAAGACTAAAGCGTTTTATGACATTGAGCGAGGAATCAGAGACACAAAAGCAAACAACGGTGGACGCTATGTGCGGGTGTACAGGTTTCCAAAGAAAAGTAAAAGCGCAGTAGAGCAAGCACTTCGATTGGCAAACCAGCACCAAGGCATTTTTGGACAACTTTATTGGGCAAACAACATTTATGAAAACGTTAGCAGAGTGGCTTAGAGAAAAGTTTAGACGGGAAAACAGCAAAGAAACTGTTGAACCGATTTGTGATTGTTGTGGGCAAGTATCAAAGTTGACTGACGGATTATGTGACTGGTGCTCAAGATTTTATAAGGCGCACAAATGAACATTGATAAAGCTATTGAGATACTGGAATCAGGATTGGTCACGCAGCAAGAGCAGGAAGAACTTGTGACAATGCTGCAAAACATACAAAAGAACGCTAGGCGTGAGTGTTGCAACTTTTTGATGAAATTGCACGACGAATTTAAGAATCAACATAATCATTTTCACGTTGCTGCTGTCAAACTTTGGGAGGTGGATAAATGAAAGACTTTATAAAAGAAACTTTATTGCAGCTTGGCTTCATTGGTTTTGTGTTTTGTTGCCCTTTGCTTGTTTTGTTTTTGTTGGAGGCGTTGAAATGAACGAACGAATCAAAGAGCTTGCTCAAATGTCAGGATTAGCCGCAACAAGCAACGGCACTTTGTATTTACTGCCCATTGGGGTTATTCACATTGAACATTTTGCCGAGCTAGTGCGCCAAGATGAGCGTGAAGCTTGTGCGAAGCTGTGTGAGTCAATGGGCGTACATCCTGCATTGAATGTTTGGAGTGGTGGCCCTGATTGGTATAAACGCCAAAAAGAGTGTGCCAAAGCAATTAGAGCAAGGGGTGAAAAATGACAAACTTCCAAGATGACTTTACCCGAATACGCAACCGCCCTGACCAAATGGAGCCAGAGATACAGCATCGGCAGCTTGAGCGCAGGTTGGTTGGCACATATTTATTTGGGCTGATAAAGCGGTATGAGTACTACTACACAGAATGGAGAACAAAATGATCGAAGCAATGAAGCAAGCGTTGGAAGCGTTGAAACTGGCAAAGTCTTCTCATGGGGTAATACTTACAAGCTATCCTGCTCAAGATGCTTGGGTTTTTCACGGTGTTGACAAACGCTGTTTTGATGCAATCACCGCCCTACGCCAAGCCATCGAGCAAGCAGAGAAGCAAGAGCCTGTGGCGTTTGAAACATGGCTTTCAAGACAACATGGCGATCCAGAAGAAATTGGATTTTTACAGGCTTTGAAAATCAGTTACGAAGCAGGTCAAGATTCCGCATCACCACGCAAAGAATGGGTCGGACTTGATGTTGAAGATTGCAGACGGATACGCCGTGAAACAGAGCGTGATGAAAGAGAAAACGTCATTCAGATGACGGAAACAATTTTGCGGGAGAAGAACACATGACCTTTAATGACTTTTGGTCTAAATACCCTCGCAAAGTCGCTAAAAAGACCGCTATGCAATCATTTGCCAAACTTCCTATAGACGAGCAGGAATTGGCAATTGATGCGCTAGAAACGCATATAGAGTATTGGAAGCTAAAAGAGACAGCGATAGAGTACATACCGCATCCTGCGACATGGCTAAATCAAGGGCGTTACTACGATGAGTTAGATATGCAGCCTAAACAACCTAAAAAACCTGCATTACCTTGGTATTCAACAGAGCAATTGACGATGGATAAAGCGAGGGAATTGGGTATGACACCAAGACCGGGCGAGGACATGGGGCAATTTAGGTCTAGGATTGCACAGAAAGTAGCGGAGGCAGCGTGAAAGACCAACATGATGCAATTGACTATATCTACAAAACAGCACCTGATTACGCTGCGGCAAAAGGCAAACTAGCAGAACTGGAAACCTACAAATCTAGCCTAAAAGCTATTTTAATGAAGCAAAGCTACGAAACAGCCATTGGAGCGCAGGAGCGGGAAGCCTACGCACACGCTGATTATCAGAATCTTTGCAAAGCTATCGGAGAAGCGACAGAACAGGCAGAATTACTGCGTTGGCGGCTAGAAAGTGCAAAAATGCGCTTTGACGCATGGCGAACAGAGCAGGCAAGCAACCGTAACCTTGAAAGGATGACAAAATGATTGACTACAGCTCAACCCTGATTAAATTGATGGCGGCTGTTAAGATTTACCGCCAGTTGATCCTAAAAGCTAAGTTTGAAGAAGCCGCTGACGTTGCCGTAGATATGCAGCTTTTGACAAACGAGCTACAGCAATGGACTGAGGAACAGTGTGACGAAAGCTGAGAAAAAGCATTACGACAAACTTGCACAGCTTGGTTGCTCGCTTTGCAGACACTTGGGTTATGGCGAAACACCGTGTGAAATACATCACATCAGACACGCTGGGCGCAGAGATTTAGCGCCAGTAATAGGGTTATGTCCTGAACACCATCGAGGCAACACAGGCGTTCACGGCATGGGACGCAAAGCATTTGCCAAGCATTACGGCGTATCCGAAGAAGACTTATTAGCTCAAACAGAGGCTTTATGTTAGCAACGATGCGATTACCGCTTCCACCGTCCGTAAACTCATACTGGAACAACTTTAGGGGGCGCACCATCCTAAGCAAGCAGGGGCGGGACTACAAACAAGCCGTTCAGGAATACGTTGCTGAGAACAATATCCCTAAATTTGATCAAAAGCGCTTACACGCCATAATTACAATATTCCCAAGGGATAGGCGCAAAATAGACCTAGACAACCGCCTAAAAGCCCTGTTGGACAGTCTCCAAGACGCAGGCGTGTTTGACGATGATGAGCAATTTGACCAAATCACGATTACAAGAGGCGTGATTAAATCAGGTGGGCAATGTACAATAATCCTAGCCACCATTGAGGACGAGGCGTAAATGGACTATCCAGCCGTATTCGTATCGACGCTACTACATAGCGCAACCAATGCTCATTTTATGCACTTTCAGACTGAAAGCTACGCAGAGCATAAGGCGTTGCAAATGTATTATGAAGCCATCCCAGACTTGGTTGATGACTTCACAGAAGCGTATCAAGGCAAATACGAGAAGATAAAAACATATCCGGATGACTTTCATTTGGCTAAAACGCCACAGAAATACCTCAAAAGTTTGTGTGATTTTGTCGAAGAAATCCGCAAAGAGTTGCCAAAAGACACGCCATTGCAGAATATCATTGACGAAATTGCTCAATTGATTGACTCAACGCTATACCAACTACGCTTTCTCAAATAGGTGGCATGATGGACGGATTGCCTGAAAACCCAGATGCACAGCGCCTAGCAGATATGCTGCGTCAACAGCAATTGCAGAAAATGATGCAGCGATTCCAAGTGAATACGCCTGTTGACCAAGTGCCGATTGGCATGGAAAACCAACAACCACCAATGCAAAACAACATGGGCGCACCTGTGCAAGTCGCTGGCGGTCAAATGCCTGACATTCCTGTGCCACAAGGCGTTCCACAAGGGTTTTACAATCCACAACAGACATTCCAGCGGGGCATTAACATGACCCCAATGCAAGTTAGTGGAAGTATGCCAATGGGTGAGGGAAGGCTACACGGCAACGTGATGGGATCAAATGTCGCAGCGCCGGGCTACAACCGCACAAGCCTAAACCAAGTCGGTCTTGGCTACAGCGCACCAGTTGGCGGTGGCACATTGTCAGCTAATGTAAACGTGCCAACACAAGGCAATAATTACAACGCAATGCTGCGTTACAACAAACCTTATTGACAGGTGCAGTATGACAGACGCAGAACGACTTGCGCTAATGCTTCAGCAGGATCGGTCTGTGCCGATGGCTACACCTACGGGCGAGTTTATTCCTACACCGCCATTAAACAAATCAGCACAAGTTAACCCATATAACCCAATTGGCTTAGGCGAAACAGCGTTAAGTTTGGGAACTGGCGCAATTGCTGCACCATTAGCAGGTTGGTATGGCGCAGGAACAGAATTGTTTGGTGGAGACGGTAAAGCCGCTGCTGGCAAACTAGCCGACGCTTTGACATACAAACCAACAACAGATTACGGGCAAGCCTCTGCAAGCGCATTTAGTGACTTTGCAGACAAAACAGGGATTAGCTCGCTCCCGCCAGTAGTAAGCGGTATTCCGACACCACGGTTAGGCGCAGGCGCAACACGCTATGCAGGGCAACAATACGGTATGCCTATGCTAGAGAAAAGTCTGACAATGTATGAACAAGGCAAATTAACGCCGGGATTTAAACCTGTGTCTGAAATGTTTGTAGGCCCAACATCAAAGACTTGGGATGCAAATGCGCCAACAATGACAGGGCCAGAAGGTTTGTTGCGTCAAGAGATAAGTGACAAAAACACATTTTTAAGAGGAACTGGCAATTACCAAAATTCTGTAATGGATTTTTTGCGTAATAACGAAAATTTAGTTAACAAACAAGGTGGAGAAGTTTTACTTCAAAACGTATTTGAAGCACCAGACTTGTATGCAGCATACCCAGAATTGCAAAATTACAAAATGCGATTTTTGCCATCTGAAGGGGCTTTAAAAGGAAGAAAAGGTAGCGATAACACAATGTGGGTGCGGGAAAACTTAACGCCAGAAGAAGCCCGGTCAACAATTTTGCACGAGATACAGCACCATATTCAAGAAAACGAAGGTTTTGCCCGTGGCGGTAGCGCAAATGTGCTTGCTAAACAGCCGTTGCAAGAACATAAACATTACATGAGCGCTATAGAAAATCTCAATAAACAAATGAAAGAAGCCGCAGGTACGCCACAATATGCTGCTTTAATGGATGAACGGGACGCTTTAGTTATAGAGGCAAGACAGCGTGGCGTTTTATATCCTGAACAAATAACAGCTATTGCTAACGACAAATACAAAAGACTGGGTGGCGAAGCGGAAGCTCGTTTAACGCAAGCACGGTCAGACATGACTAAAGATGAATTAGCAGCAGCAAACCCGTATGATCCTGCATACTTTAAAGAAAAAACAGGCGTAAACCTTGAAGATTTGATATTTCAAGGTAATAGAAAGCGGCTATTACAAGAAGAATTTGATAAACTTGGTAAATGACATATAATTAACCTATCTTAATCTCTAAGACAATTGAGTATGGATATGGCAGAAACTACTGTAGTTAAGACTAGAAAGAAGGCAGGCGGTCGTGTCGCAGGTACGCCTAATAAGTCAACAGCGAAGGCTAGAGAGGCGATTGCAGCGTTCGTTGATGGTAACGCACACCAATTGCAAACGTGGCTAGAACAGATTGCTATGGACGATAAGTACGGGCCGAAGACAGCGTTTGACTGTTTCATGGCTGTGGCTGAATACCACGTTCCTAAACTTGCAAGACAAGAACACGTTGGCGCAGATAACGGCCCTATCGAACTGGTGGTCAAGTGGCAAGACGAGAAGTAGTCTTACCGTATAGCCCTCGTAAAGCGTTCAGACCGTTTCACTCACGCACAGAGCGATGGGCTTGCTTAGTTGCTCATAGACGAGCTGGCAAAACTGTCGCTGCAATCAACGATATTGTTCGTGCTGCGCTAATGAGTAAGGACGAATACCCGCTTTATGCGTACATAGCGCCTTATCGCTCACAGGCTAAGTCTGTCGCATGGGATTATCTCAAACACTTTGCAGAACCTGTGCTTAAAAGCTCAAATGAGGCTGAATTGACAGTCGAGCTAGTGACAGGCGCAAAGATACGCTTATTCGGTGCTGACAACGCAGACGCTATGCGAGGATTGGGTTTCTCAGGCGTGTTTATGGACGAGTACGGAGATTTCAGACCTAGCGTCTGGGGTAACGTCATCCGTCCTACTTTGTCTGACAAGCAGGGTTGGGCTGTGTTCGCTGGCACACCAAAGGGCAAGAACCAGTTTTGGCAAATATATGACCAAGCCAAAAAAAGCGATGGCGAATGGTTTTGTCTCAAGCTCACAGCGTCAGAATCAGGGTTGTTGCCTCAGACTGAGCTAAGTGCTGCAAGGGCGCAAATCTCTGAAGACCAATACTTGCAGGAGTACGAATGCTCATTTGAAGCCAGCATCTTAGGCGCTTACTATGGCACAGACCTGCGACAAGCTGAAGACGATGGGCGTATCACGGATGTTCCGTATGACCCGCACCTACCAGTGCATACAGCCTGGGACTTGGGATACCGTGATGACACCGCAATTTGGTGGTATCAAGTTGTGCGAAATGAAATACATTTAATCGACTTTTTTGCTATTTCCGGTGCTAATATTGATGAAATTGCGAAAATAATCAAAGAAAAGCCCTATAAATACGGAAAACATCAACTTCCGCATGATGCAAGAGCTAAAACTCTAGCAGCGCAGGGCAAGTCGGTTATTGAGCAATTGGCTGAACATCTCGGTATAAACAACATGGCAATCGTGCCAGACTTGGGCGTACAAGATGGGATTCAAGCAGTACGGCAATGCCTTCCGATGTGTTGGTTCGACAAGACTAAATGCTCGGATGGACTTGAAGCTCTGAGACAGTACCAGCGGGAATACGACGAAGACAAGAAGGCGTTTAGGGCTAGTCCAAGGCATGACTGGACTTCACACCCGTCAGACGCTTTTAGGATGATGGCAGTAGCTTGGAGGTTAGAACCTAAAGTGAAGCCACCAGACGTTGTGAAACCGTTGATAGTTGGCCCAGAGAACACGGTCACTTTGAACGATATGTGGGCAACTTACCAACCTCCAAGGGGTAGCAGGATATGAGCGGAATTCAACGTGGTTATGGATACCAGTACGAAACAGTCGCAGCTAGTCAGACAGCACAAGTGCTTGGCGGCTCAGGCGCAGCAGGTGACTATCTGCATCGTCTCATCGTTACTGTAAACACAGCAGCAACTTCAGGCGTGACTATCACTGATGGCGCAGTCAACATTGCCATTGTTCCAGCTAACGTAGCTTCAGGCGTTGGCGTAATTGACATTGAGCTAAACATGGCTTCTCTCACATCAGGTTGGAAAGTCACCACAGGCGCAGGCGTTACAGTAGTGGCGGTTGGTCAATTTAGCTAAGAGGTTCTAAATGGAAGCTCTAACAGGCGTTCAGAAGTATCTGAACATCATTGCTCAATACGAAATTGAGTTCAAGAAGTGGGAAGCTCGCACTCAGAAGATAGTTAAACGCTATCGTGATGACAACCGCAACCAAAACACGAACGAAACAGCAAAGTTCAACATTCTGTGGTCTAACGTACAGACGCTGATTCCTGCTGTTTACGCTCGTTTGCCAAAAGCTGCGGTATCTCGTCGCTTTGGTGACAATGACCCAGTTGGGCGTGTCGCTTCGCAGCTTATTGAACGCTCGTTAGACTTTGAGATTGAGCATTATTCAGACTTTCGTAGCGCAATGCGTCACGCTGTTGAGGATAGATTTCTCGGTGGACGTGGTGTCGCATGGGTAAGGTACGAACCGCACGTTGTCGCTCAAGATATGCCCGACGATGGCTACCAAATCACTGAAGACGTAGACAAAGAAACTGGGATTGGCGCAGGTAACGAGGGGAATGTCAGTACGCTCGATGGTAGCGCTGGCATGGACGCTGAACCACAGGAAGAAATTGAGTACGAGTGCGCTCCTACTGATTACGTCCATTGGAAAGACTTTGGGCACTCAATTGCTCGCACATGGGAAGAAGTAACTCAAGTCTGGCGCTGGGTGTACATGACTCGTGAGGCGCTGATTGAGCGATTTGGCGAGGAAGTGGGTAACAAGATACCGCTGGATGCAGGGCCAGAGACCAACAAACAGTACGGTCAAAACAACCGTGACTTTACACGAGCAAAAATCTGTGAATTGTGGGACTTGGAGACGGAAAAGGTCTACTGGTTGAGCAAGAACGTGGGTCAAATTATTGACGAGCGTGATGACCCACTAGGATTAGAGGGATTCTTCCCTTGCGCCAAACCACTGTACGCAACAATGACGAGCGATACGCTTATTCCTGTTGCTGACTTTGTGCTGTATCAAGATCAGGCGCAAGAGTTAGACATTCTGACAGACAGGATTGACGGTCTAGTCAAAGCGCTGCGTATTCGTGGCGTATATGACGCATCACAACCAGCTTTGCAGCGTCTGCTTACTGAAGGTGACAACAATACGTTGATCCCTGTGGATAAGTGGATGGGCTTTAGCGAGAAAGGCGGTCTGAAAGGCTCAATTGACATTCTTCCAATTGACCAGATTGCAGGCGCATTGATTCAATGTTATCGGGCACGAGACGAGATCAAGGGACAAATCTATGAAATCACGGGTATTTCAGACATTGTTCGTGGTCAAACTTCGGCAAGCGAAACAGCGACAGCACAGCAAATCAAAGGACAGTACGCAGGTCTACGACTTCGCTCAATGCAAGAAGACGTGGCACTTTTCGCCTCAGAGCTAATCCGTCTCAAAGCGCAAATTATTTGTTCTAAGTTCCAACCACAGACAATCGTCCAGTACGCTGCTGCGGAACAGATGAGCGATGCTGACAAACAGCTCGTTCCTCAAGCGCTGATGCTGATTAAAGACAAAGTGTTGCGTAACTTCAGGATTGAAGTCGCAGCAGACAGTCTTGTGCAGATTGACGAGAACCAAAACAAGCGTGACAGGGTTGAATTCCTGCAAGCAATGGGTGGATTCTTGTCGCAGGCGTTGCCAATGGGTCAACAAGCGCCTGAGCTTGTGCCTATGCTTGTGGATATGGTCAAGTTTGGTATGTCTGCATACAAGCAAGCAGAACCGATTGAGGGCACGATAGATCAAGCGCTTGAGCAGATGAAGCAAAAGCAGCAGATGGCAGCACAACAGCCGCCACAGCCTGATCCTGAAGTGGTCAAAATGCAACTCGATCAACAGCGTGAGCAAGCTCGTACTGATGCGGACATACAAATTGAGCAAATCAAAGCGCAAAGCGATTCTGTTCTTGAGAAACAAAAGCAGGACTTTGAAGCATGGAAAGTCCAGTTTGAAGCTCAGAACAAGATCAATTTGGCTAGGATTGCTGCGAACCCCGGCTACGACATTCCATTGATTGAACAACAAGAATCAGCAATTGTGTCGATTTCGCAAAGCATGAAAGACGCAATAACTCAAATGGCTCAGTTAAATCAACAAATGATGGCTCTGCAAGCTCAAACGATTCAACAAATTGAAGGCGTGAAAACGATGGTTTCTGCGCCTAAACGAGTGATTCGTGGGATCGACGGAAAAGTTGCTGGTGTTGAGGTTGTGCAATGACGCTTGAATATTCCAACGCTACACGACACGCTCAAAATGAGGGGTTAATCACCTATGCTGCAACGAATTCGCAATTCAATCTCTACAGCGGTACACAACCTGCAAATGCTAATACAGCGATTACTACGCAAGTTCTTCTCGTAAGTATGCCCATTGCAGGGGTGTTTGGTACTGATACCGATGGGACGCTAACACTGGGGGCGGTAACGCAAACAAACGCAGTGGCATCAGGTACTGCGAGCTTCTTTCGCATATTTAAGTCTGATAACTCTGTCATCATGGACGGTTCTGTAGGCTTGTCTAGCGCAGATTTGATATTGAACACTGTTGACATTGCTGCTGGTCAAAGCGTAGACATCACGGCAGGCACGATTATTCGAGGCAACTCATGACAGTTACCGTAAAACACCCATTTGTAAGCGCTGTCCCTGATTCTGCGGATACGAGCTTAGTTCGTCCTAGTAACTGGAACGCTGACCACACTATCGTCGGTCTTGGCACAGCAGCAGAAAAAGACGTAGGTGTTGCAAACGGTGTTGCGTCGCTTGATTCAGGCGGTAAAGTGCCTGTTTCTGAGCTTCCAGCGGCTGTATTGGGGGCGCTAAGTTATCAAGGCACATGGAACGCATCAACCAACACACCAACGCTCGCTTCTGGTGTCGGCACAAAAGGTTATTACTACGTTGTTAGCGTTGCAGGCTCAACTGACCTTGACGGGATAACAAACTGGGTAGTTGGTGATTGGGCTGTATACAACGGCACAGCATGGCAAAAAGTTGATAACACAGACGCAGTTACGTCGGTAAACGGATACACAGGCACGGTTGTATTGACGGCTGCTGATGTTGGCGCTTTAGCAACAATTACAAGCTCTGATGGCAGTATTGACGTATCGACTGTAGGCACAGCGGTTGATTTGACGGTTTCTATCAACTCACCAGCGTCAACTTTAATTGGTCAAGTTAGAAACGAAACTGGCGCAACGCTTACACGAGGAACAGTCGTATACATTAGCGGCGCAGCAGGCAATAAGGCGTTAGTTTCAAAAGCATTAGCGACAAGTGATGCTACATCTGCACAAACTTATGGCGTAATTACCGCTGACATTCCGAATAATCAAAACGGTTATGCCACAATTGCTGGTTCGCTTGGCAATCTAAATACAAGCGCTTATACAGACGGGACGCAGCTTTACCTAAGTTCAACAACGGCTGGCGATTGGACTTCAACAAAACAATATGCTCCAGCGCATATTGTTTATGTTGGTGTAGTAACCCGTAGCCATGTGAACCAAGGCACAATTGAAGTCAAAATCCAAAACGGATACGAAATGGACGAACTCCATAACGTATCTGCACAAACACCGTCAAACGGCAACGTGCTTATTTGGAATAACTCAACGCAATTATGGGAGTCTGCTGGAATCACGGCTGGAACAGGCATTTCTGTCACTAACGGGCCGGGTTCAATTACGGTTGCCAACACAGCGCCTGACCAAACCGTTAGTTTGACTGCTGGCACAGGCATTAGCGTGTCTGGCACATACCCAAACTTTACGGTCACAAACACCAGCCCATCAAGCGGCGGAACTGTTACAAGCGTAAGCGGCACAGGGTCGGTTAATGGCATTACGCTGACTGGCACAGTTACATCTAGCGGAAACCTAACGCTTGGCGGCACGTTATCAAACGTAGATTTAGCAACACAGGTTACGGGCAATTTGCCTGTTACAAACCTAAACAGCGGCACAGGCGCATCATCTAGCACTTACTGGCGTGGTGATGGCACATGGGCAAGCGTATCGGTTAGCCCAGCAGGGTCAAACTATCAGGTTCAATACAACAATTCTGGTGTTTTTGGAGCTTCGTCGAGCTTTACATACGACGGTGCATCACTAAAAGCACCGATTATGAACGCTACAAACGGCATAGTTGTAAACAACGCAACAGTATCAACTAGCTATACAATAGCAGCAGGCGATAACGGTTTTTCAGTAGGCCCGATGACCGTCAACAGCGGCGCTGCTGTCACAGTATCTTCAGGTCAACGATGGGTGGTGATTTAAATGTCAACGATTAGCGCAGGCACAACATCAACGACAGCAGTAGTCATCACTGCTGACACGACAGGCAACCTGTCATTTAGCCCTACAAACGGGTTAAATTCGTTTACTGGAACGGGATATTCGCCAACAATTACGCTGACAGACGGTGCAACACTAAACTGGAACACAGCTTTAGGTCAGGTAGCGCAAGTTACATTAGGTGGCAACAGGACATTTGCTGCGCCTACTAACTTGGTAAATGGTGGGTTTTATTCACTTTTAATTATCCAAGACGGTACAGGCTCACGCACGATTAGCTGGAACTCAGTGTTTGACTTTACTGGCGGCGTAGCACCTACATTGTCCACAGCGGCTGGCGCTAAAGACTTGATTGCATGGCGCAGTGACGGTACAAATCTTCTTGAGGTAGGTCGCAGCTTAGGGGTTGCTTAATGACGTTCCCAACAATTCCTGCAAACGGATCGGCAGGCTACAACCTCACACGCTCTGTAAGGACAAGAGCTAGTGCGTCTGCTAATTTAAGCAGAACATTTGGGGCAGCGCCAACCGTAAGAACAAAACAAACATTATCTGTATGGTTTAAAAGAGGCACTCTTTCAACAGAACAAGTGTTGATGGCTGGATATGATGGCGTTTCAGCTGGAGGAACAAGACTTGTTTTGTTGTCTGGCAATACTGTAGAGTTTCATTTTGCCGCATCAACATCTTTAATAACAACGCAAGTATTCCGTGACCCGTCTGCTTGGTATCATTTTGTTTTGTCAATTGATACTACTCAAGCAACAGCAAGCAACAGAGTTAAACTGTATGTAAACGGTTTGCAAATTACTGCGTTTGGTACAGCAAACTATCCATCACAAAACGCATTGTCGCAATTTACGCTGAACAACGGCAACAATAAAATTGCTTCTCAAGATAACAATGCCAATTATTTTGACGGTTACCTAGCCGAAGTCAATTTCATCGACGGTCAAGCCCTAACCCCATCGTCATTTGGCTCGTTTAATACGCTAACAGGCGTATGGCAACCAGCTCAATACACGGGCACATACGGCACAAACGGGTTTGAATTACAGTTTACGGACAACTCCGGTGCAACAGCCACGACTATCGGCAAAGACTTTAGCGGCAACGGTAACAACTGGACACCGAACAACATCAGCGTAACGGCTGGTGTGACGTACGACTCAATGACCGATGTGCCTACACTGACAAGTGCTACGGCGGCTAACTATTGTGTATTAAACCCAGTTAACAAGTCACCAAGCTCTACGGTATCAAACGGCAATTTGCGGCAAACATCTTCAGGCGGTTGGTATAGAGCATACAGCACTATATTTTTT